CACCTACCTTATTTCCGTCAACAGTACGTTGTTGGTTTTACTTGCCCTTCTTATCATAATGACTAAAACAATTACCGCTCGTAGACGTCAACGTGCCCGTAAGATTCAAGGGTCTTCTGGCCAAGTGTTACAAGGTCAAGGACCCTTTTTATCTGACCTTTGGAAAAGGGGTCGACGCTATATTCCAAGGGCCATTGGTGGTGTTATTGGTGGCTTTGCTGGGAATCCTCAGTTAGGTTACAATATGGGTGCTGCCTTCTCAAAACGTGTTTTGGGTTGGGGACAGTATGGGGTTGCTGCCCAAGGTGGAGAGTACTTTGATCCAGGTACTAGTCCTTGGCGTGTTAGTGCCAATTCTTTGTTGACCTCTAAGGGTCAAGTTCCCACTATGCATAATGTTGGTGGCAGTGGATTTAGGGTCATTCACAAGGAATACATTGGCCCCGTATATTCATCTGCGACTCCTACAGCATTTCAAGATGTTGCTTATCCTCTTAACCCTGGAATGGTTGCTTCTTTTCCTTGGTTGAGTGCGATTGCGAGTAATTTCCAACAATATCGTATTATGGGGGCAGTGATGGTGTATAAACCGATGTTACCAGATGGAATCGCAACCTTTGGATCCATTGGTCAGGTTATCATCGCCGCACAAATGAATCCGGCAGCCAGCAACTTTCAGAACCAATTGGAAATGGAACAATGTCAGTATGTTACCGCTGGCAAACCGACACTTCCTCTTGTGGCGCCTATTGAGTGTAGTCCAACTGAAGGTATCCAAAATAGCTACTTGGTTAGAAGCGGAGCTGTTCCTGCTGGTTCAGTCATTCAAAGCTTTGATCATGCTAAAGTGGAGGTGGCTACGGTAGGCCAAAGCACCGGGGGGGTGCTTATGGGTAACCTCTACATATCGTATGACATTATGCTTTTGAATCCGATTTATGGACTTGGTCGTGTTATATTGGGTTGCGAATATAATTTGACTGGAGCGTCCAATACGAACCCACTGGGCACAACTGCTTCAAAAATATTTGACACCATTGGTTTGACCATTGGCAATAATACAGGAACCGGTACCAACACTGTTACTTTACCTAATGGCAGTGATGGTAAGTATTATTTCACCATCATTTATACTAGCTCATCTGTGGCCCAGACATGTCCAACATTTACCATTACCAATGGTACTGCGTTGGGACTAAGTTGGACCTCACCTCCGGCTACTACTACTTGTACCAATCAAATGTCAGCAATCGCGTTTTCGGTAGTTAATCCGGCGTTGCCCGTGATTTTGTCTCTATCGGGGTTGCTTACTGGTACAGTTGGTGCTAATAATGCCACTTTTATGATGACTGATATGCCTGCAGCCACACCATAATTTTCCGGTAATTGTAATTGCCAACGAATTACGGGAACTTCAAATCGGTTAGCCTTGTCGATTTGAAGATTTAGTTCAAGGTGTCCCTTAGGTCAAAGATGGGTTCGACCATCTCTCTTCTAACCCTTTTTAACCTGTCATGGATTTCTCTAAACCGCTTGATTTATCTGAGCCTGTCATTTTAACTAACTGGGCCGATGAAGATGAGGGTGTTTCATCGGAACCCTTTGATGATAGACGAGATGTTGGTGTAGAGGAGGGTTTTCAACAGTCATTGCCGTATGGTTGGAAGAAGGCCCGTTCAGCAATGAGTGACCAGGTTTTTAGTGATGTTTTTGGTGAACGATCTGCGATGTCAATGAATGATGTTGAGGAATCATTGTTTCAAATTGATTCAAATATTCAGAAGTTGGCTCGGGGTTCAGGCAAACACCGAAAATTTCACGATAGGCCTCGTCATGTGCTTGTTAGCACCAAGGTCTCCGAGCCTCGTTTGGGACCTGGCAATACATTCGAACATTGGAAACGGCGGGTTTCTAATGCTCTTGCGGAAGTTCGAACCGGTGATCGTGAGTTTGAATTTGAGGTATTGCCAAATGGCGAACAACGTCCTTTCCAATTTGGGCATTGGAAAAACAAACGTAGGCCGAAGAAGCTGGCTCTGAATAGAGCCGGTGGTAACGCTGCTTATGGTAATCGGAACGGTTCTCAACCTGATTGTTATGTTTTTGATGGTGTTAATATCCGAGGATTTATGTTTAATCTGGCTGAAGGTGTTTCGTTGATAACAGTCAGTTATCATAAGGAACCTGATGTTAGTTTTCAATTTTCCACTGGAAATTTCATAGCAGTCCGGAGTTTTATTTTAGGTTTGATGGATTTGGATGTTCCGTTGAGCCAATTAGAATTCCGTCGATTATTATTAATCCGGGCTGGAGTCGAGCCAAATCCAGGGCCATTTCCGATTCCAATGAGCAGTGGTTGTCTCGACAACTGTGGGACTGGCATGAGGAGTGGTGAATTGGATGGGGGTTTGATTTTATTCTCTGGTCAATTTTATTCAGGATGGTTGGTTCATCATGGTAATAACATGAATGGTAGGGTTATGGTGACAATGAATGTATTTGACCATGATGGGTTAACTGAAGAGGAATCTATCCGGCGTGAACTTGAAAGTCAGGATAGATTCTTTGAAATTGAGATTTTGTCCTTAGATGTCGACACATTCCTCCAGAATGTTCATCATTTTAATCAGAAGACATCTTATCGGGATGCTGCTTGTCTTGTCGAGATGTTGTTGATGTTGGGCGGGGTTGAATTGAATCCAGGTCCCCCACGTTTCAAATTGACGATTGGGAAAGCATTTTCTTGTTCTTGTTGTAATAGGATTGTTGATCCTTTGGATGTTGTTATTGTGGACCACACTTTCAAAGTTGTTTGCTCATCCGGGCTGAGTGAACTTAAGATCGACAAGAGTTGGAGTCGTGGAAGATCGTTTGGATCACTATGCTCTGATTTAACTAGCTACCAAACTTTATCAGGTCATTTACCTGATGTTGTTCCTCAATTGGTTGCTTCTGTACCGGCTTCGAGTTCATCATCAATGCTTTTGCCTCGTGAGGTTGAGGAACATGATTCCTGTCCTGATCCAGTGGATTTAATAGTCAAGAAGGTACCGTTGAGTAAGTCTCTTATGGAGGCTAAGTTGCTCAATGCGATGGCTTCTACTGTTGATCATAGTTGTTTAAAAGGATTCATGTTATATGATGAAGACATTAATGAGCATATGTCATATTTGTCTCAGTCATCTTCAATTTGGACTTGGCGTTTTGTTGAGAAGAAAATTTCCGACATCCCTTGTTCGGTTTGTGACGATAGACCTGTGGCTTGTAGGGGAACGAAAAGGGTAGTTGAGTCTATATCCTACGTCCAGTATTGGTATAAAATGAATTATGCCAGGTGGTTCCGATACTTGTTAATCATGGTGGCATTTCTACCAATTGTTCCTTTACTTTTTATTAGCTTTTTAATTATTTTAAATCTGGACGATTTAATTGGGTTGGTATTTGTAACTTCTCTCGTTGGTGCGATGCAGGTCATCATCTTCCAGTTTCTGTGGCGTAAGTTGTCCACGAAGTGGCTTTGGGTACGGGATTATTATTTTTGTTATTGTCCCCATTTGTTAACATGTGTGTATTCAGAGTGTAGAGGAGGTGAGTCTGTTGAGGCTCTGGCAGCAAATGTTCGTGCTAGAGTCTTGCGAATGGCGGCATTGCCTATTGACCAAGAGAGATTTTTACCGGTGGTTGAGGGTACCATTATGGCAATTCAACTACTATTGAAAACTCGAAATTTTACCTTGAGGGGGGTGATCTAGACCCATTGGTTACCAATAGAAAGGTGTTTACTGTTGGTGCCAAGGCGTCTGAAATGCCCATAGAATATCCCACGGATCACCTCCCTAAAGGGGCATCTTTTACCCCTCCCATCCACTCCTCAGTTCGCAGGACTATGTTTCGTTTATTAGATCCGATTGGAGTAGATGGGGAGGTTGTTAAAATTGCGGTTCCGGGTTTTTGTCCGATCCATGTAGATTCTAATGATGCTGATACTGTCTTTGCTGGTTTTGTTAAACGTTTAGGGCGTCAATTGCCTGTGGGAGATCGATCGTTGTTACGACAATTCCATCGCTTTGTTTTGTCGTATATTAAGGACTTTCCTATATTGGCCCCCTTGACGTTTCAGGAATGGTTGGATAGCACCTCGTTCAATGAATTAAGGAAGGCACAATTGATGGATGCCTTTAATTCACTGAAAGGAGGATTGCCTAACTCACGACAATGCTCACACATCGATACTTTTGTAAAGACTGAGTGTTATGATCGTTTGAAACACGCACGTCTTATCAATTCTCGTTGTGACGTGGTTAAGGTTACTTTTGGTCCCTATGCTAAATCGTTAGAAAATTGGATTTACCATAATGACCATCATTTCATTAAGCACGTACCAATTCCTGACAGGCCCAAGTTGATACGCGGACTGCGTCGTGGTGGAATGCGGTATTTTGTTACGGATTATACGGCGTTCGAGAGTCATTTCGTCTCATCTTTTATGGATATATGTGAGTGTGAATTGTACCGACATTGTTTTCCATTGATGGGCGAATGGTTCTCGCAAGTGATTATGGGAAAGAATCGCTTGCATACCAGGAAAGGAATTCGGGCTCAATTGATTGGTAGGAGGATGTCCGGTGAAGTTGTTACTTCGTTGGGTAACGGATTTACCAATTTAATGCTAACGTTATTTCTTTCTAAGATACAGGGACGTGTCATCGACGGGTTTGTCGAGGGTGACGACGGTATTTTTTGCACAAATGGTCCTTTGAATCCCAAAGACTATGAGCGGTTAGGTTTCACGATTAAAATAAAGGAGGTCAGTGATCCTTGTTTTGGCTCCTTTTGTGGCCTGGTTTGTGGGGAATCGGGTGAGATTATTCGTGATCCCATATCGTTTATAGCAAAATTTGGTTGGACACACAGTTTTGTTACTGGAGGGCGACGAATTATGGGTGAGTTGCTTCGAGCTAAGGCTTTGAGCACCATTTATGAGACGCCCCAGTGTCCAATCGTGAGCGTGGTTGCACATTACGCGTTGGATAAGACTAGTAATTACAATCCACGGTTCATTGACGACGGCTATCACATCTCTCCTGATGTCCTCAACGTCCCCAAATTTTGTCCATCTTATGATACTCGATTATTATTTGCGAATCTCTATGGGATTCCCATAATGGTTCAATTGGAGATTGAACGTTTAATTATGGTTGGTAACTTTCAGAAAGTATCACAATTGTTGCCCTTGAATAAAGACATGTTGTGGTTTTCTGATCGTTACATAGAGATCACTTAGAACATCGGGTGTTCCCCCAATTTTCAGCAATACCGGGGAATTTAAAACAATTCGTAATGGCTGC